TTATGCGGTGAAGTGCGCGTTGAGGATCCGTGTGGCTTCATCGACGGCGCTGGCCTTGGCCTCGGCGTACCAGCGCTGGGTTGTCAGGATGTCGGCGTGGCCCATCAGCTCCTTGGCGACCTGCGGGCTGATGCCGCACTGTACCAGCGTGCTGGCGAACTCATGCCGAAGCTGGTGCGCGGTGAAGTCCGGCTCTATGATCGTCTTGTACAGGGGCGCACCGTCCTTCGATTTCTTGCCGGTTTTGTAGCGCTTGCCGCTGTCGTGAGCGTGGCCGATGCCGATGCAGTATTGAAGCCATGCGTTTTGGTATCGGCTCTTCGTCATGGGCTTTTTGCCGCCAAAGATGAAATCATCATCGGCTAGATCGTCCAGTCGGCTGCCGAGCGCATCCTGCAGGGGCTTGAGGATCGGCACGGTGCGGTAGGCGCTGTCGGTTTTCGGCTCCTCCAGCTCGGGGTAGTTGTTGTGCCAGACCACGGCCTTGCACACGCGGATCGCGCCGTCGGCGAGGTCCTTCTTCTGCAGCGCCATCACCTCGCCCAGGCGCAGGCCGGCGTACATCATGATGGCCGGGCAGAGGCCGAAGCCCTCGGGGTGGGCCTTAACATCGGCGACCTCCCGCTCTGTGGGGGCACGCCGCTTGGTCTGGGGCAGGCCCTGCGGCAGCTTGAGCAGCGTGCAGGGGTTCGCGTCGCCGTGCATCTCGGCGCACCAATACTGCCAGATCAGGGAGAGCACCGACTTCTGCCCGGCAATGCTTTTGTAGGCGTAGCCCTGCGCGGCCATGTGCATCAGCTCGCGGTTGATGTCGGTGCTGGTGATCTCGCGCATGCCCCGCCCCTCAAACCAGCCCTTGGCAAGCTCCACCTTGTGGCGGTAGCCCCGGCGGGAGCCATACTTGATGCACGGCTCCTTGGCGCGCCAGAACGCCTCTGCGACCTCGCAGAAGGGGTCTCCCCTGTCCCGGCGGGTGCTGGCCTCTATGAGGGCCGCGTCGAGCTTGGCCTGCACCTCCTTTGCGGTGCGGCCATAGAAGTGACGGGTCTTGCCATCAATGACGCGGCAGCGCTCGATCAGGCCGTCCGCGCGTTTTTTCGTTTTTGCCATGTAAAAACCTCCTTACGATACACTTTGACAAGCGTGGCAGGAGGTGGTACAATACGGATGCTGGTCGGTATTGTGTCCACCTTGGACACGCTGATCTTGAACGCCTGCGGTGTTGGTAGCACCGTGGGCGTTTTTTTATAAAAACATACGTAAAATACGTGGTTTTCTATTGACAAATACGTAAAATACGTATATAATATATACAGAACGGAGGGAAACCAAGATGCCGATGACGCCCAGAGAAATCGTGAAGCTGCTGGAAGCCAATGGCTTTGAATATGTCAGCTCCAACGGTTCGCACCGCAAGTACAGGAACCCGGTCACAGGCAAAACAACCATTGTTCCCTTCCATGCGAAAGACCTTAAACCGGGAACCGAGAAAAACATTTTAAAACTGGCGGGGATCAAAAAGTAATCCCCGCCCCCAAGGGGGGCTATTTTATGCGTTTCGTTTTTTATCCCGCTGTATTTCATCCCGAGGAAGTCGGCTATTCGGTTACCGTGCCCGATGTAGAAGGCTGTTTCACACAGGGCGATGACATGAACGAGGCCGTAGCTATGACGCAGGATGCCATCGGCCTGATGCTGGAAGATTGCAAGGTCTACCCGAAGCCCAGCAGCCCTGCCGACATCCGCACGGAGCCCGGCGATTTTGTAACGATGATTCCCTTTGATGAGGCCGCCTACAAAAAGCAACAGAAGCCTGTCAAAAAGACACTGAGCATCCCGGCATGGTTGAACAAGGCCGCGGAAGAAGCGCACGTGAATTTTTCCGGTGTGCTGCAGGATGCGTTGAAAGCAAAACTGAATATCGGTTGACGATCCCCTGCCCTGCCGGCCTGCCCGGCGGGGCGTTTTTTTATTTTAAGCTTTAGCTGATTTTTTAATGGCATCAAGGTTGTAAAACTTTGTGCGGCGGATCACGTTGCGGCGGCCTTCTTTTTGAACTACCGAGAAATCCTCGGCAGTTGCTTCCTCGGCCAATTCGCCGCTCTGGTAAATGTTTTTCAGATGCAGGGAGATGTTGCCTGCGGAGCAATCAAACAGTTGCGCCGTGGCCTTTTGCGTCAGCTAGATGGTTTCGTCCCGCACAACGGCGTTGACAGAAACATCACCCTCAGTGGTATTGTAAATCAAAAATTCAAAGCTGTTGGGCATGGGCGCTCTCATTTAAAGTGGTGTGGGTGTGTTTGGAGAAGCTTTCCGACCTCAGTTTGCAGCTGTTACTCCAGTTTTTCAAATACCATAGTTGCCTGGATACGGTCACCGCCCATCAGGCCTTTGCTGCCGCTGCTGGTAGTAGAAATCGTGTGCAGGCGATACCCCTTTGCGGCCTGCTCATTGATGACTTTCTCCAATTCCGTCAGATTGCCGGAGCCGGTCCCGATGAATTTTTCTTTCAGGACGACTTGCAGCACAACGTAGTTGTAGTTATTGCCGGATGCCCTGGAAAATGTGGATTCCTCCTGAAGTGTGTCAAAAATGCCCATAATGAAAACCTCCTATTTTATACCGCTGCTGCGGTTTGTTGCAACTTCCTGCACAGGCCAACGGCCTTGCCTTCGATGGTGGTTCCGTCAATCTTTGGGTCACACGCGATTTTTCTGCTTAAGAGCCCTTGTTTGTTCAATAAGCGCAATGTATTCACTTTCCGTCAGCTTGGTTATATTCTGTCCTTCGGCAATCAGCTCATTTGCCTTACCGAGCTTTCTGGCAACCGCCCATTCGGGAAGGTGAGAAATGTCCCCGACAACAAGATATACGGTCTTGGTGTTTACTTTTTCCCGAAGATTCGCGCCAACATCCTTTAATAAGCCTTCAAGGTAATCCCGGTCAAGGAAAAAATCACCGGTAAAAGCGAAATTTTTATCAAAAATAGGTGACCATGCAAATTCCTTTGCGATAGCGGCCTTTTGTGATTTTTTCCGTTCGCGTTCCTGATGTGTGAATTCCTTCTCGTCTGTAGTCATTTTGCGGATACAATATTGCAACAAGCTGTTTGCGGTTTTTGCATCATCTAAAGCGCGATGAGCATTACCTGTATCCAGGCATAGACGATTTGCAAGAGATTGTAGCCTATAAGATTTCCCGGGGATGCAGTTTCTAGCAACTTTTACCGTATCAATATAAGAAATAGATGCTATTTCGGTGTGGTCTGAAATAGCACGAGAGACAAAAGCTAAGTCGAAAGTGACATTGTGCCCAACAACAATCTGATTTTTTATTCTTGATACAACATCGGGAACTACATCCTCCAACTGCGGGGCATCGCGCAAGTCAGACTCAGAGATTCCATTTATGGCGGTAGCCTCCGAAGAAATAGGAATAGTCGGCTTTATGAGGCTTGTATATTCGTTTGTGATTTCTCCATTTTTGACTGTAATGATTCCGATTTCAACCATCTGATCTTTTTCTGGGCTGAGGCCGGTGGTTTCAGTATCAAGCACGACATAATCTGTCAATTTTTTGAGGCTTTCTATATCATCGGGGGCATTTACCAATGAAATGCGATTATTTTTGTTAGAGGTAAATGACCCCGGTGCTTTAAACTCTTTGCCGTTCTGCCCCAGTAACTGTTGCAGACAAATCAGAACAAACCCATAAGCTAAAAGCGCAACCAAAAGCGAACTAGCCAAAGAAATGAAAATGCCATGGCCTTCTACGAGATAATACGAAAATAAAATAAAAGTGACAAGAACAGCGCTCAAAAGCGAAAGAACTTTGATAGTTTTCTTTGATGAAGTGTTTTTCATTTTAAGCACCTTATTTACAACTTCCGGCACAGGCCGACGGCCTTGCCTTCGATGGTGATGGTGTTCATATCTTCGCCGATGCGCAGGATAGTCGGAAATGTGGGGTTTTCGGCGCGGAGCTCGATGTGGTCATCGAACAGAAACACGCGCTTGAGGGTGGCCTCGCCATCGATCAGGACGGCAGCGACCTCGCCGTTCTCGACCATCGGCTGGCTGTGAATGGCTACGACATCGCCGTCTTTGATTTTTGGCTCCATGCTGTCGCCCTGGCACAGTAGCGTAAAGTCGGCACGCCATATGCTGGGGACTTCATCGTAGGCCTCGACATTCTCCTCTGCGAGGATGGGTGTGCCGCAGGCAATCTGCCCCACACGCGGGATGCGGTCCCGCTTCGGCAGCGGCTGGAACCCGGCGGGGATGGGGGGAGCGGCAACAGGATCTTTCCGTTCTACGGTTGATCGCCCCATGAGATAATCCATGTCGACATTGAAAATGTCTGCGATAGCTTCAAGCGTCTCAAAATCTGGTTCGCGGCTGCCAGTTTCATACATGCCTATCGTACTGCGGGATACTTTTAGCAAGGCAGCGAGTTGCTCTTGCGTTATGCCTCTCTCGATGCGAAGGGATTTTATAATTGCCGAAAATTTAGCCATGCGAAGTCAATCCTCTCTGTGTACTAATCTTATAATATCACGAATCGTGAGAAAGTCAACCGCAAAATGTCACGAAATGTGTTGACAAATACCAAGAGCGTGATATACTGTATATATAGTCACGGTTCGTGACAAATGAAAGCGAGGTGATTCTGATGGATTCGGAGAAGATTGCGCAAACATTGGTTGAACTGCGGGGCGCTCGACCGCGCGCAGAGGTTGCAACAGCGCTGGGTGTAAGCGTTTCTGCACTGGCGATGTACGAGACTGGCGCTAGAATCCCCCGCGATGAAACAAAGCGTAAAATCGCGCAGTATTACGAGAAAACCGTGGAGGAGATTTTTTACGCCTAAAAATGTCACGATAAGTGACAAGTAGCGTGTCCACCTTGGACACGCAAAGGAGTTGATACAGATGAACGGAGTGTATGACAAGATCCGTCAGCTTCGCATTGCCAACGGGCTGACGCAGGAAGAGCTGGCCCTGGCCGTTGGCTACACAGATAGGTCATCCGTTGCCAAAATCGAACTGGACAAGGTCGATCTGCCGCTGTCCAAGGTCGCCGCCATTGCGCAGGCCCTGCACACAACCCCCAAAGAACTGCTATTCCCCGCCTCACCCCCCGAGAAGGCGGCTGCAGCTATAACCATAGCCGTCAAGCTGGACGGCATGGATGAAGCCCTTGATAAAGCGCACGAGCTGGTAAGGACAATCGAAAAGGCCAAGTCGCTGGTGGGCGACCTGACCTTGGCACTGGATGGCCTACATACAGAGGAGTCAACACCATGAATGAAAACAAATATCCCCAGACCGATGAAGAAACTCGGCCCGGGGAACGGAAAGAGCCTGAACACAGACTAAAGTGGGAGATGCCGGATACCGGTCCGGTATACCATTCCCATAGCGACAGCTTTTTACTCTGGTTTTTGCCGCAGTTTATTCAACATGTTGGTGAGGTAATGGTTGGCGTCAGTCTTTGCCGATTCATCGAACTCTACGGAAATCGCATTCCAGAACTCATTCAGCTTCTCTTTCCAAAGTAATGGCTCAATTTTATCCGCTCCGGACATTGTGCACAGCTGTCGCAGCGCTTCCGCTGGGGCGCTGTCCTTCGAGAAAAGCAGCCTTGCATTATAAAGTGCCGCAATTAGGATCGCCTGATTTTGTAACGTTGGACTGTTGAGAAATTGCATCGCCTTATTAAATACCTCAGAACAGGCGTTGCGCTTTTCTTCCCGCAGAGTTTGCCATTTCATGGTACGCCAGCTTACCCACGCACCCAAAGCAGCACCAAAAACGCCACAAAGCGCACTGAGTATCGTTAAAATACATATCCCTCCCTTCCGGCTTGATTATAGCACGGCGGGGATACAAGCTACAAGGAGGTAAGCATGGCACGCGAAAAGCAAGGCTACCGGGATGCGCTGGAGCGCATCCGGCATGAGGCTGCGGGCGAGCTGGTGACAGTGCCCGAGGCCGCACACATCGTTTACGGCACAGACCCCTACGCCGCGCGCAAGGTCTGCCGCAACTTTGAGGGCTGGATCGGGGCCGGGCGCGACAAGCGCATCCCGGCCACCGCGCTGGCGAGGCAAATTTGCTGATGACAACGGATGATCTGGCCTGGGTGCAATCCAGGCTTAGGAACTGCACCAACGCCCGCCGCCAGTTGAGAATCTGCGCCGAATGTCTGAGCGTGGCCGAGGGCACCCTGCTGGAAAGTCTGGGCTATGCCAGTCTTGACGCTTTCCGCGCGGCGCATCCTCAGAATAAGCGATCCTGCGGCCCGTCTGTTGAGCGCATCTACAACCCTGTGCCGCCGGAGGTGATGCTGGAAAGCATCCTGTACTACTACGGCGGCGCGCCGATCAGCAGCGTGTGCAGGATGATGGGCTACACCCAGACCGTGACGCCGGAGGCAATCCGGCACAGAGTATGCAACTGGAAGAAGAAACACCCGGCGCTTGCCGCCGGTATGCCGTGCAAGCGGCCAAAACCGAAAAAGGAGACCGAAGCCATGAAAATGACCTATGATGAGGCGGGGCTGCCAGCCTACGCCTACGCAAGGAGCCTCTACACCAACAACATCGTCCGCATCGTGCGCGGGGAGCGCACCCTGTTCGGCGTGGTTGAGCAAGAGACTGTGGACACACTGAACGAGGCTGCGGGCGTCACCCGCGCCCAGGCTGCTGCCATGTACGGCGGGGCCGTGTGCGGCTGGGACAGCCCGATGGCCGACCCCAACAACTACAATGAGGCCGGTTTCTACATCGGCCCGGAAATGGAGGATAAACATGGAGAAGAATGAGACCCCCAAAAACCTCGCCCTGCTGACAGCTGACGAGGTCACGCTCAGCATCCTGGAGGTGGACGCCGAGGGCGTGCGCATCAAGCTGTGGCCGGATGTCAACGCCGTGCGCGCCCATCTGGAGGAGTGCTGTGAGCGTATGCCCGGCGGGCTGGCTGGCTACAGTGTACGGCACTACGTTTGTGGGAGGTATCTGTACTGCGCCGTGGCCCTGGCCGACATCACAAAGGACGCCCCCTGCCCTACCACCTACCGCGTGAGCAGCGATGCGCCCACCAACGAGGCAGACGGCAGCTTTTTGGCCGCTGCCGCCGCCTGGAGCATCGGCGCGGGGGTGCTGAATCTGCCGCCGCTGCGCATCCCGGCCAGCAAGGTCCACATCGTCCCCCAGGGCAAGCCCGGCACCAACATCATTGAGCGCTACGTTCTGGACGATGCCCTCACCCTGGACGACATCACCTACAACGGTGACGGCAGCGTGGCATCGCTGAGGGTGCGCAAGCGTGATGGGAGCGTGATTACATGGCAAGCCAGCTGATCGCCCATGTGGCCGCGTGGTACATGCCGGACAAGTCGCCCGGCGGCGGTGGGCTGGAAAACCTGACGGTAGACAACGCCTATCTGCTGGAAGCGCAGCGGCTGCACGCCGAGCTGGAACGCCGTGCGCGGGGCCAGCCTTTGTGCGTTGAGGTGGATATCCGCCCGGTGAAAAACAAGCGCACGCTGGACCAGAACCGCCTGATGTGGGCGCTGTTGAACCGGTTGGCGCTTGCATTGAGCGGCGACACGCCCGGCGGGGTGACTGCCGAACAGTGCTACCTTGACCTGCTGGCCGAGTTCGGCGCAGAGGTCGAGACCTGGCGCGTGCCGGTCAAGGCCCTGCCCGCCCTGCGCAACACATACCGCGTTGTGCAGATGGTGGAACTGCTGGACAACGGCTATTGCATGGCCCGCCTCGGCCTGGGCAGCAGCAGCTTTGACCGGCAGCAGATGCACGACTTCCTTGAACGCATCTTTGACCGGCTGGCCGAGGCCGGTGTTGACGATGCCGAAACCACCGAGCAATACCGAGACTGGAGGCGTGCCGATGGATTGCATTAAGTGCAACAGCAGCCAGGTGCGCGTCATCGACACCCGCGCCAAGGGAACCCGGCGGATATACCGCCGCCGCGTCTGCATGATGTGCGGCTGCCGCTGGACGACGGTGGAGCTGCCTGTTGGTGATGTGCACCCGGCGGTGGATGCCGTCAACGGACTGGAGGAGCGCTGTGGCAAAAAGTATACTGCAAAGTGATAAAGAGTGCTACCTCTGCCGCCGGTTCTACAACCTGCGCACCACGCGCGGCCTGGAGGAGCATCACATCCTATTCGGACGCGGGCGGCGCGAGTTGTCTGAGCGGTACGGCCTCAAGGTCTGGTTGTGCCACAACCATCACAATGAGCCGCCCTTGGGCGTGCATTTTGACCCGGCGGCCCGGCGGGTGTTGGAACAGGCAGCACAATTTGCTTTTGATGATCTCCACGGCCCCGGCAGCTTCGCCGAGGTGTTCGGAGAAGAAATTTAGGAGGATACTTATGCCCCAGATCGTAAACAAAAAGAGCGTGCTGGAGATGGCGATGGGCGCGATTGCCGAGATCACAGACTATGAGGTTGAGCGGGTCGTGGCGAACATCATGGACCCCAACACCGCGGCAACGGCCAAGCGCAAGATCACCATCACGCTGACCTTTGCGCCGGATGACTACCGCCAGCAGATCGGCATGGACGCGCAGGCAAAGACCACCCTCGCGCCGATCCAGCCGGTGCGCACATCCCTGTGCATTACCAAGGCGCGGGACGGCAGCCTGCTGCTGGCCGAGATGACGCCGCAGGTGCCCGGGCAGGTAAACATGGACGGAGACGAAGCCCCCGTACCGGCTATGGCCCGCGTGGGCCGTGTCGGATACTGACACAGAAAGGACAAAGAAAATGGAAAGCAGTTTTTTGAAGGATGCTATTGACCGCATTGTGGAGTTGGCAAAGCCCTTTACTTTGGAGACGCACGGCGGGCATCAGTTCTGCTCCGCCCGCCTGCACGAGGTCAAGCCGGAGGTTGAACTTCCGGAACGGTACTCGGTGGATACTCTGGAGGCGCTGGTCAAGCTGATCCGCACCGAGGGTATCGACCACTCGCCCCGGCTGTATGTGCGTGTGGACAGCGCCCGGCGGGTCATGGTAGATACTACGTACACGCACAAGGAATACGCAGAGTTCAGCCGCCTGCCGCTGTATGAGGCCGTGAGCGATGTGCCGAGCATTTCCGTCAACCAGAGCATCAGTCAGGAGAAGGCCATCGTGGAGCTGCAGAGCCTGTATGCCGTCACCACTGACCGTGACTATTTGCTGTCCCTGCTGAGCCGCATTGACGTCAATCAGGGCGTGTCCAGTGTGGACAACGGGATCAGTCAGGAGGTCAGCGTCAAGACCGGCGCGGTGCTGAAGGAGCAGCAGACGGTGCAGCCCATCGTCCACCTGCAGCCCTACCGCACCTTCCTTGAGGTCGAGCAGCCTGCCAGCGACTTTCTGCTGCGCCTTGACAAAGAGGGCCGCCCGGCGCTGTACGAGGCTGACGGCGGCGCGTGGAAGCTGGAGGCCAAGCGCAACATTGCCGCCTATCTGGGCGAGAAGCTGGCCGATCTGGTGGAGCGCGGCAATGTGGTGGTGATGATCTGATGACTTGGGTCGCAGTGACGATTATTGTTGCCTGCCTGCTGGTTTACGCATGGCTGACAAAGTGAGGTGACTATATGCTTAATGTGATAGCGCTGCAGGGCCGCCTTGTGCGCGATCCGGAGCTGCGGCAGACGCAGAGCGGCAAGCAGGTGGCGACGTTCACCCTGGCCGTTGACCGCGGGCGCAGGGGCGCCAACGGGCAGAGTCAGGCGGACTGGATTCCCGTCATTGCATGGGAGCGCGCTGCCGAGTTTGCCTATAAATGGCTCACTAAGGGCCAGATGGTAGCGGTGGACGGACGGCTCCAGAGCCGCACCTACACAGCCAAGGACGGCACCAACCGCACCGTGCTGGAGGTCGTCGCCAACAATATCAACTTTTGCGGAAGCAAGGCAGACACCCCCGGCCAGACCTCCACCGCCCCGGCGGGTCAGCCCCGCATCGGCGCACCGGCCTCGGCCTACAACCAGCAGCCGGGCGACGACTTCGCCATGATCGAGGATGAGGGCGACCTCCCCTTTTAAACGTTGAAAAATTGAAAAATGACCTTGCAGGGATGCGCCGAAAAGAGCGCGGCGCACCCCTGTGTTAAGGTCAGCCATTTTTAGGAGCTTGAAGATGGAAACACCGAATTTTTACGCAACGCTCCCCGCCGCTGTGCGGTACGACAAGAACCTAAAGCCCAGCGAAAAGCTATTGTATGCCGAGATCGTAGGGCTGACAAACGTAAAAGGCTATTGCTACGCCAGTAACGCCTACTTTGAGAGGCTGTATGATGCGAGTACCAGAACAGTGCAGGGATGGCTGAAGCATTTGCAGGATTGCGGCTATATTGAGATCATCCAGGTGGGCGGCGGTGCCGGTGAGCAGCGCGCCGAGCGTCGCATCTGCCCGCTGGTTGGGATGACGATAGCACCGCCGACCCCCGCAAAAATCTGCGCCACCCCCGCAGAAAATTGCGGGGGGACCCCCGCAAAAAAATGCGCAGACCCCCCGCAAAAAAATGCGGGTAGATTATTACAAGATAATATTAATACAAGAGAGATTAACGCGGGCGCACGGGCGCGCGAGAACGGGGACGCTTTGAGCATCCTCTTGAATGGATTCCCGGACGGATGCGGGGAGCGGTTGCGCCAAGCGCTGAAAGATTTTGCCGCTGCCCGTGCGGCGGGCAAGCATCCGCTGACGGCCAGGGCCGCCAAGCTCGTATGCACTACCCTGCAACGCCTAGCCGATGAGGCGGGCGTGCGTGACCGCAGCGGGTACATGGCGGCCGTGCTGGAGCAGAGCATCCTGCGCGGCTGGGAGGGGCTGTTCGCCCTGAAGGATGATTTCACCGACCGCGCCCCGGCGGTGCAGCCGGTCAACGGGCAGGATCGCCCGCGTGAGATCAGCCCGGACGATGACATCACTGATTTTCTGTGAGGTTAGGCATGGAGAAAACAATGGACAGGCGCACCGCCAACCAGTGGGCGTTTCTGGGTGCAGCGCTGATGGATCCCGAGGCCGCGCGGCCCTACATGTCCCGGATGGTGGCGGCCATGTTTGCCCCCGGCGGGTGCCGGGAGGTCTTTGCTGCGGTTCAGCGGCTCTCGCTGGGCGGGCAGGCGGTGGATGTGATCACGGTCGCCAATGCCGCACAGGCCGCGACCGGTAGGGACTGCAAGGCGCTGCTGGTGCAGATGGCCGATACATGCCCGAGTGTTACCAGCATCGGCAGCTATGCCGCGCAGATTCTGGAGGATTACCGGTACGAGCTGCTGCAGGCAGATCTGATGAAGTGCATGGCCAAGGACGCAATGGACGCCGACAGTGTCTGCCGCCAGCTGCGCCGCACGCTGGCGATGCAGGATGCCATCAGCACAACGCAGGCCGACACCACCGCGCGGGAGTTTGATGCCGTGCTGGAAACGGCACTGGCCCAGCTGGATGAGCCGGACACCAGCCTGAAGCTGGGCTGGCCGGAGCTTGACCGGTACGGTGTATTCCACCGCGGCCGCACCTGCGTGGTGGCCGGGCGGCCCGGCTGCGGCAAGACGGATTTCAGCATCAATCTGGCGAGTCGGCTGAGCAAAAAGTACCGCGTCTACTACCTGACGCTGGAGGAGACGGCGGAGGCGCTGATGGACCGCATCCTCTCCAAGGTCAGCCGCATCGACAGCGGCAAGCTGACCAACAAGACCCTGACACCGCGTGAGCGGGAGATCATCGACAACACGGCAGGCATCCTGCGCCGCCACCACAACATGATGCTGGACGCCGACAGCAACCTGACGATTGACGGGCTGGAGGCAAAGCTGATCCAGCACAAGCCGGACATCGCCTTTATTGACCACATCGGACTGTTAAGCCCCACAGACCCCCGCCAGACCGAGTACCAGCGCATCAGCGAGATCACCCGGCGGCTCAAGGTGGCAGCCATGCGGATGAACATCGTCATCGTGGAGCTGTGCCAGATCAGCCGCAGCGGCGTCAAGGGCAACGAGGGCAGATTCTGCAATCTGGAGGATCTGCGCGGCTCCGGCACGATCGAGCAGGACGCCAACAGCGCTATTTTTGTAGAGAACCGCAAGCCCGAAGACAGCCGGGAGCTGCACGGCGAGGAGGCCAGCACCGCCACGGCGATCATGTACGCGAAAAACCGAGAAGGCCCCACGGGCGTTGTCTCCATGGAATGGCAGCCCCAATACCACCAATGGCAGCCAGCGCCCAAGGAAGAATACGAGCCCGCAGACCAGATCAGCTGGCCGCGGTAAAAAACAGGAGGATTACTATGATCAGCATTGCAATTATCAACCTCAAGGGCGGCGTTGGCAAAAGCGTCACCGCCTGCAATCTGGCCGCCGAGCTGGCCGCCAAGAGCAAGAGCGTTCTGGTGGTGGACCTCGATAAGCAGGGCAACACGAGCAAGTTCTTTGGCGTGGCCGGCTACGACAGGCCCTGCGTGGCGTCTGTGCTGCTGGGCGTGGCCATGGTGAGGGACGCCATTGTGGAGACGGCGATCCCGGCGGTTTCCCTTCTCCCCTGCGACATGCGGATGCTCAAGGCAAACCGCACGATCCTGATGGACAGCGGACCGCGGCAGTATTATCTGCGGGATGCACTGGAAACTTTGGACGATAGCTACGACTACTGTCTGATGGACTGCCCGCCGGATCTGGACATGGGCAGCATCAACGCGCTGACGGCTGCGAACTGGGTGATCATCCCGGTCGACTGCGATGAGTGGGCCTGCGATGGCATGCAGGAGATCATGGACCAGATCGAGCAGGTGCAGATGTACTACAACCCGCACCTCAAGGTGATGGGCGCGCTGATGACAAAGTACCGCCGCACCCGGTACGCGGGCGAGGTCGTTCACCAGCTCAACGAGGCGGGCATTGAGATGCTGCACACCGTCATCCGGTACACGGTCAAGGTCAGCGAGGCCAAGAGCGCGCACGAGCCGCTGCGGGTGTACAAGCCGGACTGCTCGGCAGCGCTGGACTACGGATGCCTGGCAGATGAGGTCGATGAGGCCGTGTCCAAGATGGACACGCACAAGGAGGAGGGCTAAGCGATGAGCAAGGGATTTTCTATCAACGACATTCTCGGCAACACAAAAGCCAACGCCCCGGCGGGTCAGAAAATGCAGGTCGTCATGCTGCCGGCGGCAGACATTGAGCCGAACCCGGAGAACAGCATCTACGAGATCGGGGATGTGTCGATGCTCAAGGCGGACATCGCCGAGCGGGGCCTGCGCAGCCCGCTGGAGGTGCTGCCCGCCAAGGGCGGCAGGTACATGCTGATCGCAGGGCACCGCCGCTGGACAGCCTGCCGGGCACTGACTGCCGAGGGCGTGGCCGGGTTTGAGGTGCTGCCCTGCGTTATCCGCCAGAGTCAGGGCGAGGATGACGACCTCATCGCGCTGATCACCTCCAACGCCACGGCGCGCGAGCTGACCGACGGTGAGCGGCTGCGCCAGTATCGGGCACTCAAGCAGGCACTCGAACGCAAAAAGGCGGCGGGCGCGCTCGATGGCCGCATCCGTGACGAGATGAGCCGCATCACCGGCGATGGCACCGGCACGCTGGGGCGGCTGAATGCCATCGCCAACAACTGCGTGCCGGAAGTCATCGCAATGGTGGAGCGCAGCGAGATCACGATGACCAGAGCCTACGAGTGCAGCAAGCTGTACAAGGTGCAGCAGGTAGAATACGCCAAAAACAAGTACGCCAGTATGCCGCCCATCACCGATATGGCCCGGCGGGCGGCCATCAAGTATCTGGTCGAGTGCGGCCTGGCCGACCAGCTGAAGAAGCTCGACTATGTTCGCAAGAGCGAATGGAACTACGCTGACCATGGGCTGGATGCCCGAAAGCTGGAGCCGGTGACGCTGGATCTGACCGAGAGTGAGACGGATGCGCTGCTGCGCATTGAGCCTGTCGATTCCCGCGGCGCCCGGGTGCAGATGCGGGACCCTGCCGATACGGATGAGGTGTTGGCGGAGAGTCTGCTGTATCCTCGGGACTTCTTCGATGCCGCTAAGCGTCTGTACATCAACAGGGACGATCTGGCGGCGTACAAGGCCGAGATGAAGGGCAAGCGTGATCAGGAGCGTGCCCGGCAGGAGGAGGCCGGAAAGTGGCAGGCGCTGGCCCGGCAGGAGCTGGAGGCGTTCGACAGCTGGCCGCTTGTGACGCGGCTGAAGGAGCTGGGCCTGACGATCCGTGAGCGGAAGATGGCAGACGGCGGGCGGCTTATCATTGCCGTGGATGATTTGGCGCGCTTTTCCGGCCATGTGGACGGCTTTCAATACCGTGAGTGCTTTGCGGTGCGCCTCGGGCCGAACGGCGAGCGCGCAGGCCGGGACGGAGACATCAATGCCCTTGACTGGTACAAGCGCTGGTACAGCACCGGCGTCGCCATCGAGAACTACATTGCCGAGGACATCGAGAGGAGTGAGAAGAAGTGAAGTGCATGTACAACCAGAGCAAGCGCGGCCTGCCGTCCGATGTGCGGACGATGGCGCTGCGGGTTGATGCGGTGGTCGGCATTGACATGGAGTATAAGCGTGGAGGTGAGGACGATTGAGTAGCCCACGATACGACTGGTGGCCTTATGTAAAAGGCATGATTCGCCGCTACCCGGAACTGTGTGCCCGGCAGGAAGAACTGCGCCGCACAAAGATGTCCCCAAACCTGACCGGGATGCCTGGGGCCCACGGCCAGACCAGTGATCCTGTAGCCGACGCCGCCCTGCGGGAGCTGCCGGAGATCAACCGACGGGAACTGGAAGCCGTGCGGCAGGCTATTGAGGAGACGCGGGCCTTGCCAAACGGTGAGGAGCGACTGGAGATGGTCAAGCTGGTTTTCTGGAAGAAGACGCATACATTGGAAGGGGTAGCGATAAAATGCTATATTAGTTATCCTACCGCCAAAAGATGGCATAAAGAGTTTATTCTCCTTGTCGGGGAAAATTTTGGACTCCTTTAGCTGTGATCATTTAGAGCCAACGACGTAAGCTATAATTTATCTGTACTCCTTATATTGAAAACTCGTCGTTATATGTTATAATAAGCAAAAAGCGCAATGTAAGGAGCAGTATTTATGCAAAAATCCCTTGCCAGCAGCTATATTATAGAAATTTCTCCCCGTGGAAAGCAGACAGAAAAAATCAATCTGCAAACATCTTTTCCCCAAGAAAATCCATCGGAAAATAGTTCCCCTCGTGATATTATTGACGCTCTTGAGACCAATCTGCAAATTGCAGACACATTTGATCTTAAAAGAGAGCGCTTTGGTGCAAACACTGCTGCTGATAGTGGCTATGAACAAACATTATCTGAGGAAAGCATCGGATATGTTACTTCAAACACTCATGCCAGCATTCGCTTGGACCACATAGCATCTTCAGGAGATATTTATAGCGACGATAAACAAATTCATCTTGGCAAATATATTCATTTTGTAGTCGAATATGGTGAAACGGGAGACAATTCTATTGTCCATCGGGCTGGAGCCCAGGAATCATTTCAAATTTTACCCGATGATCAAGTATGTCGTCATTTTAATGTGTTTATTGCATTTTCAGATGACAGTCAATCTAAAAATGGCGTTGTCATTATCGAATCCCGTGGTAGACACAGCATTATATCTCCTATGGTTCGCGTATTAAAACGTGCGACTAAAAAGATTTCTGGTTGCTATTACACCGCTACTATTACACCCTTTGCTGAGGCTGAAGCGGTCAAAAATCTTATTGACCGTGGTAGAGTAAAGAAAGTTCGCCTTATCAGTAACGCTCGCCCGGATACGCCTCATTCTCCTATGAACTATACGGGAAGAGAACTTGTTTACTATCAGCCTACTGGAACTTCCATAACGAAGTATCTAAAAGAAATTCTTACGGCTGGCCTCAAAACCATCCCCTGTGATATCGAAGATATAACAAATTTTATGCCGGATGAAATTAAATTCGAGGTAGCTGGGGAAGGTGGTCGGTCCAGGACTTATACGGCAGGAGACAACAGAGCTGCCTTAGCTCAGATCGATTTGAGCAATATCGTTGGTCCTGATGGCGTAACCAACGAAGACAAATTTTGCGAGGAAGCAAAGCAGATTTTTGTATCTCAACACATAAACCTTTAATTCATGGAAGGAGGTATCGCACCGATGCCAGATTGCATCAAGAGCTTTATTTTTTCTCCGATGACATGGATATTTCTTCTTGTGTTTGCATTTCTTATCCGGAGATTGATTTTAAAAGCAAACAATTCTGTCAATCAGTTATTACCCAAAAACATCTTCCATAAATATTTGAAGTGCTTTAGCACAAAAGTGGATTTGGTCTTTTTTGTATTTATTTCTGGCACATTGGCAATGCTGACACTTATTGAAAGACCTCTAAACTCTGATATTATAAATCTCTTAGGTGTTATAATTTCAATCTTAATCGGTGCTGTACTCAGCTTTATGGCAATGACTGAGGATAAAAAAGCTGTCGTCTCTTCAAAAGATGTTCGTAATATCAATGAAAACAGAGCAATGTGGCAAAGTGGCGAAGCGTTGTCTTTTGGAATCATCGAAATTATTCTGGCTACTGTTTTGCTTGTGTTGCTATTCTTTGTTCCAGATCCATCTGAGGAAATTTCTTTTTACTCCATTTGTTTTTTAGTATACGCATTATTTTACTTTTTTCTTTTCAACATTTTCTTTATGGTCAAACGGTTATACGAAATATGCGAGGAGTCAAAATAGTACTTTAGAGCCAAAAAATCATGCTATAATACTATCATCAAAAGCCGTAAGGAACGTAAAACTCCTTGCGGCTTTTGTGTTGCCGTCCATAGTGACGCTCCTGGCAGCATGGGGACTGCGCGGTTGTCTGCCGCATCGCTGTGTATAAGTCCCCTGCCCGGTTGAGATGCCGGGCTATTTTTATGCCCTTGTAGCTCAATGGCAAGAGCCTGAGGTGTGCCGGTCCAAGTCCGGCCAAGGGCATCTATGAAGCAATCTAAGGCCCGGCGGGTCAGCGTGTCCATGTTGGACACAAAACGCCGGGCCAAGAAAATATACCGGGAGGGGTGTGCATGAAAATGACCACCACGAAAAACAACCCCCGCTATGCCAACGGCAATCTGCGGCGCAAGCATAGGGCCAGACTCCGGGCCATGGGGTGCGAGTGCGGCATCTGCCATGGGCGGTTCGGGCCGATTCATTACGATGAGCCGAGCGATGCAGCGCATCCGCTGAGCTTTGTTGTGGATGAAATCAAGCCTGTTGCCAAATGGAAACAGTTTGGTTATCCGTCAGCGCGGGCCGCAGCGGAGGATTGGGACAATCTGCAAGCTGCGCATTACTTTTGCAATGCGCAAAAACGAGACAAAACAGCGAGTTTTTCGCTTGATTTCGGTGCAAAAATGACGAAAATTCCCAAGGTTACGGACGGCAGCTGGTAGGTGGGGAGGGTCCCCCTCCCCCGCCCACGGCGACCCTGCTGCTGTCCAGCGCCGATTTACACACGGGGTGTTTATGAAGCTGAAGAATGTGAAGGGCGGAAGGCTTGAGGAGCTGAAAAACCTGAAGCTGGTGCTGGCGGCGGCAATCGACGGGTACAGCGACCCCAAGGCGCTGCCGCAGCTGGCAAAGCAGTACCGGGAAACGGTACGGGAGATCGAAGAGATAGAGGGAGCGGCGAACAGTGAGGACGAGATCTGTGAAATCCTTGGAGAGCGCGCCGCTGATGGGAAGTCAGGAGCCGTCCGAAAGAGTCGCACCTGACTATACCGCCAGCGACGGGCTGGATGCGGCCAAGCTGGTGCGCATCGGCGGGACGGTGCTGGACCCATGGCAGAGCGATATTCTGGACGACTGGCTGGGGCGCACGCCCTCCGGCAAGTGGGCCGCGCCCTCCGCAGGCGGCAGCGTGCCGCGCCAGAACGGAAAAAGCCTGCTGATCCAGGCGCGCAGCGAGGCGGGAATGCTTTTGTACAACGAGCAGGTCGTCTACACGGCGCACCTGCAGAAAACCGCCACCGAGACATTTGAGGAGATGCGCGACTTCTTTGAGGGGCCGAAGCTGCGCCGCCATGTGGCCGAGATCAAGACGGCCATCGGGCGCGAGCAGATCATCCTGAAGTCCGGCGCGCGCATCAAATTTCTGGCGCGAACCCGCAACGGCGGACGCGGCCAGCACGGCGACCTGCTGATCTTTGACGAGGCGCAGGAGCTGGACGAGACGCAGCAGGCATCGTTCCTGCCGGCTATCTCGGCAAGCTTAAACCCGCAGACGCTGTACCTGGGCACGCCGCCGGACGAGAACGCCGACGGCACGGTATTCCGCCGCATCCGCACCGGCGCGCTGGACGGCACGGCCAAGCGCACGGCATGGTTTGAATACTCCGTCAAGGAGATCGGAGACATCCATGATCCGGCGCGCTGGGCTGCCGCCAACCCGGCGCTGGGGCGGCGCATCCAGCAATCCACCATCGAAGGCGAGGCGGAGAACATGGCCCCGGATACGTTCGCCCGGGAGCGGCTGGGCTGGTGGAGTCCCGTGGTAACGGAAAAGCTGGACTACGCGCTGGACAAGAATGCTTGGGACCGCTGCGCCAGTGATGACGAGAAGCCGGAGGGAAAGACGGCCTACGGCGTGAAGTTCGCGGCGGACGGCTCGGCGGTGTGCCTGTGCGGTGCGGTCATCCCGAAGGACGGGCCGGCGAGGGTATCGCTGATCGAGATGCAGCCCACGGGGCGCGGCTTCGGCTGGCTGGCCGACTGGCTGAATGCCCGCTATGACCGCGCCAGCTGCGTTGTCATTGACGGGCGCAACGGTGTGGATGTGCTTGTGGACCGTATCAAGGGAAGCTGGCGGGCCAGGAACTCCGTAATCCGTCCGTCGGCCAAGGATGTGATCGCATCGGTCAGCACCCTGACCGATGCCGTGAACGAGGGACAGCTGACATGGTACCGCCCGCAGCAGGCGCTGCGTGAGAGTGCCGTGACCAGCATCAAGCGGCCCATCGGCGGCGGGTACGGCTTTGGCGGCGACAACAGTCTGCCGGTGGAGGCATGTGCCCTGGCGTTATGGGGCGCAAAGACCAGCAGACGCGACCCGACCCGGAAGATGCGGATCGGCTAAGAGGAGAACGTGATGATCGCACTGAATTTTGGCACGGTGGCCGGACTGACGGGGCCGGAGCAAAAGGCCCTGGACGAGCTTGTCCGGGTCTACAGCCTGCATCAGGCCGGCAACGCCGAGAAGGAAAAATACTACGAGGGCCACGTTGCGCTGAAGGACGTGAACCTCGGAATCGCACTGCCGCAGGGCATCCGCAACCTTGAGGTCGGGTGCAGCTGGGGACAGAAGGCCGTGGATGTGCTGGCCGCCCGCAGCATGTTTGACGGCTTTGTGAGCAGCGGCGGCGACAATGCTGTGATGAACCGGCTGATCGCGGACAACCGGCTGATCGCCGAGTACGGCAAGGCCTGCCGGGATGAGCTGAAGTACGGCTGTGCGTTCGCGACGCTGTCTGCGGATGCGGCCATCGGCTGCAAGATACGATTCCACTCCCCTGCCACGGCGGCGGCGCTGTGGAGCGGCGAGAAGGGACGCATTGCCTGCGGGCTGGCGATCATTGACACCGTGCCGGATGAGCATCTGACCGGCGTGTGGCAGCCGCGCGTAGTGAATCTGTACATGGACAATGCCGTGACGGTGCTGCGCCGGAGGCAGGACGGCTGGAATGTCCAGCGACTACCCCACCGCATGGGCCGCCCGCTGATGGAGCCGCTGATCTGGAATGCCACGAGCGGCAAGCCGTTTGGCCGCAGCCGCCTGAAGCGCTCCATCCGCACGCTGATAGACGATTACATCCGCACCGTGGCGAATGCCACGATTGCGCTTGAGTTTGACACGACACCGCAGAAGTATATTCTGGGTGTCACGGATGAGCAGTATGACGTGCTGATCTCCGACAAGTTCAAATCCTACGTGGGCAGTCTGCTGGCGGCGACGAGCAACCCCGAGACCGGCGAAAACCCGGTGTTCGGGCAGCTGGCGCAGGGCAGCCTGAGCCCGCACACCGAGAAGATGCGGATGACGGCGACCCAGTTTGCCGCGGCCACCGGCCTGACGGTGACGGACGTGGGCGTTGTGAACGATGCAAACCCCACGAGCAGCGACGCGATTCTGGCCCAGAGCCAGACGCTGGTGCTGCTGGCGCAGCAGCTGAACACCGGAAACGGCGACGCGCTGCGCACGATTGCCCAGATGGCGCAGGCCATCCTGCGCAATGTGCCGCCCGGTGCGCTGACCGAGGAGGAGCGGAACGTGATGCCGCACTTTAAGAATCCGGCCATGCCCAGCGTGGCCGTGACGGCGGACGCCGCCATCAAGATCGCCACGGCCCGGGAGGAGTTCGCCAGCACGGACACGTTTTTAGAGATGATCGGCTTTGACCAAGCGGACATCCGCCGCATCCGTGCGCAGGAACAGCGGGTGCGCGGACAGCAGGTGCTGATGGAGATGGAAGATGAGGATAACGACGCAGGCGTGGGAGACGTACATCTGCAGGCTGGCGCAGCTGAATGAGAAGGCCGCGCAGCTTATGGCGGAGTACCTGGCCGCCCACGGCACCGCCGACACGGAGGCGCTGACCGACTATGCCGCGGCGCTTGTGCAGAAATACGGTGAGGGCAGTGCCGAGCTGGCCTGCCAGATGTATGATGCCATGGCGGCGCTGCAGAATGCCAGGGTGTCCCCTGCCGAGCCTGCGGCACCTGCAAGCCGCCGCGAGGTGGCCCGGATGGTGCTGGCCACCCGGGAAAGCCCGCCGCAGATGCAGAGGGGCGTGAGCCGACTGGTAAAGCGTGCCGGGGCCGACACAACGCTGAAAAACGCGCAGCGGGACGGCGCGGAGTTTGCCTGGGTACCGCACGGCGACAGCTGCGCCTTTTGCCTGACGCTGGCAAGCCGCGGCTGGCAGAGAGCCAGCCAAGCGGCCATCAAGGGCGGCCACGCCGAGCACATCCACGCCAACTGTGACTGCGAGTATGCCATCCGCTTTGACAGCCGTACGAGCGTGGCCGGGTATGACCCGGATGCTTATCTGGCGCAGTATAACGCTGCGGGCGGCGATATAAACAGGATGCGCAGGGTGAATTACGCCGCCAACAAAGAGCGCATCAATGCCCAGAAGCGGGCAGCGTATGCAGCGAGGGTTGAAACCCAGAAAAAAGATGCTATAATAAAGGCAGATGAAGTGATTTCCGGCCATGCACCCGTATGGAAAGCATGGGGAACACGCCCACGATTATGAGTGGGATGAAACGGGAAAGCTGAAAAGCAGAACGATCCGCGAAATTACCGAGGAAGAAAGAAAGGAGTGCGGTGATTTTCTATGAAGCAGAATGAATTGATGGCTTTACTGGACGATTGCTGCCACGATTTTTCTTTTTTAGTAGACGGAAAGGCATCCGGTATCATGCCAGAGGTAATAAACTACCAAAAGACATACCACGCTTGGTGCGGAGCCGCTGTAAAAGATTTCACCACAACATCGGATGTGATGACTACTCCGTTTTTCAATGGAAAAACGCTGAACGACTTGTGTGACAGTTTAAATATCCAGCTTTCTTGAAGTTGAAGCCCTATGAACCACGATGCAAACGCACCGTGGTTTTTTCATGCCAATTTTTGGGAGAACATTATGGCAAAAGATGATTACTTTGTTTTGGTCTACAAAATCCTTGCCTATCTGTACACGGTTTTGAAGGAGGGCCGCTCCCCTGATGCAAAGATGCTTCAATATGACAGCACACTGTTGGGGGTAAATGAACCTTACTGGGCCTATATTATGGAGAATCTGCAAGCGCAGGGGTATATTACAGGCTTGACCGTTATTGCGGCATGGGGCGGAGCAAGGAGCATCTCAAATCTGGAACGATGCCAAATCACGCCGGACGGCATTGCCTACCTGTTTGAAAATAACCTGCTTGCCAAAGCAAAAGAGCTGTTGAAAGATGTAAAGGCCATGACGCCGTTTATCTGAATATGTGAACCACGATGCGAACGCACCGTGTTTTTTTTATGCCCACCCGGGCTGCATGAGGCCGGGGCGGGCAATTTTATTACCAAACTATGCCCGGCACGGCGTTAAACTGTACAGCCAGTGCGGATGCGACCCGCGTGAACAAAGCGCAGGCGGAAAGGACCAGAGATGAAACGCGAAGAAGTAAAAAACAAGATTCCCGGCATCACTGATGAGCAGCTGGACTGGCTGATGGGCGAAAACGGCAGGGACGTCACTGCCGAGAAAACCAAAGCCGCCAACCTGCAGACGCAGGTGAACGACCTGACGAGCCAGCTTAACACGGCCAGAGAGGGCCTGAAGGCGTTTGAGGGTGTGGATGTGGCTGATTTGAAGGGGCAGATCACCAAGCTGCAGGGCCAGCTGAGTGAGCAGGCGGACGGTTTCGCCTTTGACAGCGCCCTGGATGCCGCCATCCACGATGCCCACGGGCGCGATGTGAAGGCAATCCGCGGGATGTTGGAAGTAGCCGCACTGAAGGCCAGCAAGGACCGCACCAGCGACATCAAGGCTGCGGTGGAGGCGCTTGCCAAGGAAAAGGCATGGGCCTTTGAAGACATTGGCAGCGGCTACCCCAATGTGCCCGATGGCGGCAGTGCCGGTGCCGGAGGCGGTACACCTGCGGCAGATGGTGTGGAGGCAGCCTTCAAGGGGATGAATCCGGGGCTGAATGTGTAACGGCAGATGGCGGCAAGGTCTGCCCTCATCCGGCCCTGCGGGGCCACCTTCCCCCGAGGGGGAAGGCCTAGGAAGAAAGAGAGGTAATTTTTTATGGCACATGCAAATCAGGAACGCTGGAGCAAGCTGGTGGACGCAAAGCTGCGCAATCAGCTGGTGACCCGCGATAATGCAATCTTCAACAGCCGCTACGAGGGCGACCCCAAGAGCGGCAAGGTCAAGATTCCGGTGCGTGACACCGAAGTAGAGGTAAAAGCCTACGACAAGGCCAACGGCCTTGACCCGAAGGCCGGTACGACCACCTACCTTGATCTGGACATCGACCACGACGAGGCCGTGAACGAGCTGATCGACGGCTACGATGCCGCCAGCGTGCCGGACGGCATTGTGGCGGACCGTCTGGACAGCGCGGGCTACAGCCAGGCACTGTCCATCGACAAGGCAAGCCTGGAGGCCCTGCAGGGCGCAACGGGCGCAAACATCTGCGCCACCAAGAGCGCCGTGACCGAGGAAAACGCCTACAAACTGGCGCTGCAGGCCAAGCGCGTGCTGGGCCGTAAGGGCGTGCCCAAGGATGGCCGCTTTATGATCGCATCCCCGGAGTACATGGAGGTGCTGATGCTGGACAGCCATTTCATCAAGCAGGGCGACCTGTCCCAGGAGCTGGTGCAGACCGGCGCTGTGGGCAAGATCGCGGGCTTTGCGGTGTATGAGTCCAACAACATGGACTTTGAGAACGCGAACCGCGTGGCCAGCAAAAAGACCACCACCGACTTCATCTGCGGGCACCCGAACTGGTGCCACCGCGTTATGGAGTGGCAGGTCCCCGTGCATCTGCAGGATCTGAACGGAAGCGGCAAGTACATTGGCGCAAGCGCCGTGCAGGGCCGTAAGGTGTACGGTATCAAGGTATCCAAGCCGCAGACGCTGTTTATCAAGCGTACCGAGGCGGCGACCTAAGGAGGCGCACCATGCGATATGCTACCCTGGCCGATGTGGAGGCCGGCTTCCGCAAGCTGGAGGAGGATGAGCAGCGCCGCTGCCTGGCTTTGCTGGAAGAGGCCGCTGCCATAATCGACACATGCAGCGAGAATGCCGCACCGGACCGCAAGCAGCTGGTGAGCTGCCGCATGGTGCGCCGCGTTTTAGGCGACGGAGCCGCGGCCCAGCTGTACCCCATGGGGGCGACCCAGGGGTCTGCGTCCGCGATGGGCTACACCCAGAGCTGGACAATGAGCGGCGGCAGCAGCGGCGAGCTGTATCTGTCAAAGCTGGAGAAGCGGCTGCTGGGTCTGGGCAGCCGCGTGGGGGCACACAGCCCGCTGGAGGATCTGACATGATCCGCGGGGCTGATGTGCTGCTGTACGTCAGGACGAAGAACGGCGAGGATGAATTCCACGCGCCGGTCTGGCGCGAGACGCCGGTGATGGTGCACAATGTGCTGATCGGAGAGCCGGACGCGGATGCAGTAGTGAGCGACCTGCAGCTTTGCGGCAGGCGGCTGGCCTACGTGCTGGCAATCCCCAAGGGCGACACGCACGACTGGGACGGCGTGACGGTAGAGTTCTTTGGCCGGAAATGGCGCACCTACGGCGGCGTGACCGAGGGCATCGAGGAGCTGCTGCCACTTGCCTGGAATAAGAAGGTCAAGGTGGAGTGCTATGAATAAAGTGCGTATCAAGCTGCACAGCGCTGGCGTCCGGGCGCTTTTGAAGGGCGCTGAGATGCGGGACATCCTGAAAGAGCAGGCCGCGGCTGTAGCGGCGCGGTGCGGCGACGGCTATGAGAGCCGCGTGGGCGTGGCGAAAAAGCGCGCCGTGGCGGACATCTACCCCGCCACAGCGGATGCCCGCCGCGACAACTACAAAAACAACACACTGGAGAAGGCACTGAAATGATCGAGACGACAGTTTTGAACTTTTTGGGCGGAAAGCTGCGCGTGCCGGTGCTGGCGGAGGTGCCGGAAAAGCCCCCCGGCAGCTTTGCCGTAGTGGAGAAAACGGGCGGCGGACGCAGCACCGGCCTGAAGCAGGCCACTGTGGCCGTGCAGAGCTACGGCGAGACGCTTTTGCAGGCGGCCCGGCTGGACGATGACGTTGTGGAAGCGATGGCCGAGCTGGCAACGCTGACAGGCGTAGGAGCGTGCAGACTGGTCCGTGACTACAATTTCACCGATACGGCGAACAGGCGATACAGATACCAGGCGGTGTTTGAGATCGTGTATTATTAACGGCAGGCGGAGCAAGGTCTGCCCTCATCCGCCGCTGCGGCGGCACCTTCCCCCGAGGGGGAAGGCTTAGGGGGGCAGGCGGAGCAAGGTCTGCCCTCATCCGGCCCTGCGGGGCCACCTTCTCCCGAGGGGGAAGGCTTAAGGAAGAAAGCGAGGTTATATATGGCAGATGCAAAACTGGTGACGGTCAGCAAGCCGAAGGTCGGCGGTGCGGTATGGCGTGCGCCGCTTGGTACTACGCTGCCCACCGATGCCACAGCGGCGCTGGACAAGGCGTTCAAGTCGCTGGGGTACATCAGCGAGGACGGCATGACGAATGCCAACTCCCCCGAGAGCGGTAGCATCAAGGCGTGGGGCGGTGATACCGTGCACACCTACCAGACCGAGAAGCCGGACACCTTCCAATTTCAGCTGATCGAGGCGCTGAACGCGGAGGTGCTGAAGGCTGTCTACCGTGACGACAATGTGACCGGTGAGCTGGAGACCGGTCTGACGGTGAAGGCCAACGCCAAGGAGCAGAAGGACGCCTGCTGGGTCGTGGAGACAATCCTGAACGGCGATACCGTGAAGCGCGTCGTTGTCCCCTGCGCGAAGATCACCGAGATCGAGGACATCGTCTACAAGGATGACGAGGCGCTGGGCTACGGCGTGACGATCTCGGCCACGCCGGACAGTGCGGGCAACACCCACTATGAGTACCTGAAGAAAGGCAGCGCATGATGTTCACAGGGAAAACAAAGAGCGGGTTTGCGTACTGCATCCCGGAAAAACGCATCCAGAACATGGAGCTGCTGGATGCGCTGACCGAGCTGGAGACGAACGGTGCGGCGCTGCCCAAGGTGGTGAACCTGCTGTTGGACGCGAATGCCAAGCAGAAGCTGTACGATCACGTGCGCGATGAGGACGGCACGGTGCCGGTGGAGGCCGTCGCGACGGAAATCTACGACATCTTCCAGAACGGCAGACAGGCAAAAAACTCCTGACCCTCGCCTGCATGGCCGCGCGGTTCCCGGATGAGCTGACCTGCGACATGGCCGAGACCTACCATGTACTGGACTGGCGGGCGCTGGGTCTGCCGTTGGCGGCCACGCTGGCCGCGGGCCTGCGGGAAAACAGCCGCACCCGGATGGCGCTTGCCGGGAGCGTGTCCACAGTGGACACGCTGCTGCTGGGCGCTGCGGTGGATGCGCTGCACCTGCTGGTCTGGGCCAAAACAAAGGACGGACAGAAGGGCCGGGGTCGCCCGGAGCCGGTGGTGAGCCGCTTGCTGGGCACGCCCGGCCAGCGGCAGGCCACCGGCTTTTCCTGTGCGGCGGAGTATGAGGCCGCGCGGGCGAGGATATTGGGAGAGGGGTGACGGCAGATGGCGGCAAGGTCTGCCCTCATCCGGCCCTGCGGGGCCACCTTCCCCCGAGGGGGAAGGCTTAAGGGAGAGAGGTGAAGGAAATGGCGAAGCAATCGCTGGCGAGCGCTTATGTGCAGATCATACCGTCGGCGGACGGTATCAGCGGCAAGCTGGCCGAGGTCATGGGCGGAGAGGCGGCGTCTGCCGGCAAGATCAGCGGCAAGAGCCTGGGCTCGGCGCTGGTGGGCAGCCTGACAAAGGTCGTGGCGGCGGCGGGCATCGGCAAGATGCTGCAGAGCACCTTTACCGGCGGCACTGCGTTTGAGAGTGCCATGGCTAAGGTCGGCACGATTGCCGACACGGCCAAGGTGCCGCTGAAGAGCCTGAGCAGTCAGGTGCTGCAGGTGTCCGGTGACATGCGCATCGGCGCCAATGAGATCGCCGAGGCGGCCTATCAGGCCATCAGCGCCGGGCAGGACACCGGCAACGCCGTGGCCTTTGCCGGGCAGGCGTCCATACTGGCAAAGGCGGGATTTACATCCAGCGCATCGGCGGTGGACATCCTGACAACGGCGCTGAACGCTTACGGCAAGGGTGCGGACGAGGCGGGACATGTTTCGGATGTGCTGCTGACGACCCAGAACCTGGGCAAGACCAGCGTTGACGAGCTGGCGGGCAGCATGGGCCGGGTCATACCGCTGGCAGCTGCCTACAACGTGAGTCTGGAGAACCTGTCCAGCGGGTTGGCCATCATGACGGCCAACGGTATCGCTACGGCGGAGGCCTCGACCTATACAAAGTCGATGCTGAACGAGCTGGGCGACACCGGCTCGAGCGTGGGCAAAATCTTGAAGCAGCAGACCGGAAAGAGCTTTGCCGAGCTGAACGCTGACGGCAAGAGCCTGGGCGATGTGCTGCAGGTGCTGTACGACAGTGTGGGCGGCAACGCCACGAAGTTTGCGGGACTGTGGAGCAGCGTGGAGGCTGGTACGGGTGCATTGTCGCTGGCAAGCTCCGGCGCGGACAAGTTCAACGGTGTGCTGCAGCAGATGCAGGTCGACAGCGGCCTGACGCAGACGGCCTATGATACGATGACCGACACGATGGCCTACAAGCTGGACGGCGTGAAGACCAACGCCCAGAACCTGGGTACGGCCCTGTTTGATGCCGTGAGCGGGCGGCTGGGCGAGGGTGTGGCGCTGGCGGGCGGCTACCTGCAGACACTGTCCGAGAGCGTGCAGCAGAACGGCATTGCGGGGCTGGCGGAAGGGCTGGCGGCGGTATTTACCGACCTGACCACCAATGTCGGGCCGCAGCTTTTGCAGACCGGTATTGATTTGCTGGGCAAGCTGGGCGAGGGCCTTGTGACCGGCATCCCCCAGCTGCTGGCACAGGCACTGCCGGTGGCGGCAAGCCTTGCCAGCGGCCTGCGCGAAAACGCGGGGCAGCTGGTGGATGCGGGCATTCAGTTCATTTTGAATCTGGCAACCGGACTGATGAACGGTCTGCCGACGATGATCGCGTATCTGCCGGGCATTGTGTCGGACATTGCGGGCATCATCAACGACAACGCACCGAAGCTGCTGGTTGCGGGCGTGCAGCTGATCATCACGCTGGCCGCCGGACTGCTCAACGCGATCCCTGCGCTGCTGGCAAATTCAGTGCAGATCGTACAGGCGGTTGTGGATGTGTGGACCGCCTTCAACTGGCTGGATCTGGGCGGCAAGGTCATTAAGCTGATGGGCAGCGGCATCAAGAATATGGCGGGCTTTGTCAGCAGCAGCGTGAAGGGAATGATGGAGCAGCCCATCGCCTATCTGAAGAGCTTGCCGGAAAAGTTCTGCCAATGGGGCAAGGATATGATCCAGGGCATGATCCGCGGCATCACGAGCATGATCGACGGTGTTGTTGGCTCTGTAAAGAATGTGGCGTCTGCGATTGCCTCGGTCATTCACTTTTCCCGCCCGGACATCGGGCCGCTGCGGCTGTATGAGCAGTGGATGCCCGATTTTATGAGCGGGCTTGCCAAAGGCATCCGGGACAACCTGTGGATGGTCGAGGATGCCGCTGATGCGCTGGCGCTGACAACGGCCCAGCCCATGCAGCTGCAGGTGGCAGGCGTGCTGCGCGGCAACCAGCAGACGGCGGCAGCCAGCTGGCAGCCGCAGCCCGGCGTTGCCTACCAGCAGACGAATAATTTCTACACCCACGACAGCCTGTCGGAGTCCGAGCTCACCCGTGAGGCGGAAGACATGATGAACCGGCTGCGGTGGGGGATCCCATAAAGGAGGCGGTGCAGCATGGCGCGGACCGTGCCGGTATATACCTATCAGGCCGCGGATGGCCGAAGCCTGCGGTTTGCCGCGGACAGCGATTTCTGGATCACCGATATGAGCGGCGACGACGGGCTGGACATCGAGACGAAAACGAGCCAGTCCTACGGGCAGACCGGCAAGACGATCACAAATCAGTCTGTCGGTGAGCGCAGCATCACCGTGACGGGGGCTATCCTGCGGGACCTGGACGCCAACGAGGCGCTGCTGAAAAAGCTGGTGCGGCCCCTGACGGCGGGACGCTGGTGCAAGACGGTGGGAAGCACGGTGTGGTATCTGGACGTTGTGCCCGCACAGACGCCTATTGTGAGCGGCGGGGCCAACCTGCTGAACTTTCAGTTCAAATTGAAGGCGGCATTCCCCTACTGGCGCACCGAGGATACGGCCCGGATGCTGCTGGGCGGCATGGAGCCTGCCTGGTTCCCGACGCCTGTCTCGACAGCCGGGACCTTTGCGATCAGCCGGTACAAGCACAATATGTACACGAATTTTGTCAACGACGGCAACGCCGAGACGGCCTTTACGCTGTATTTGCAGGCGGCGGCCAAGGTGAAGAACCCGATGCTGTGGAATAACGGTACGCGGACCTTCATCCGGCTGAATACCACGATGCAGGCACATGAGCGCGCGGTCATCTGCACAGCGGACGGAAACCGCGGCTGCCGGTACTACACGGCAGACGGCGCGGAGGACAACGGATTCCGGCTGCTGGACATTGACAGCGACCTGTGGATGATGCTGACACCCGGCGACAATGTGCTGCGCATGACGGCGGACGAGGGAAATGAAAACCTGACGGCCATCGTCATGGCCCCGAAGGGGGTGGCGAGCGGTGTATGACATCCTGCGCCTGTACGTGTATCACGATGGAGTGCGTGTGGGCATGGCGGAGAGCGCGGACAGCCTGCAATGGATGCCCGCGTTTGACGATTTGGGCGAGTTCAAGCTGGTCTGCGCGGCGACAGAGACGAACCGCGCGCTGCTGGTGCTGGACGCGGTGCTGTACAACCCGGATACCCCCAGTCTGGCCGCGGTGGTGCTTGCGGCGGAGGCCGACGGAGACAACCACCGAATGACGGTGCGCGGGAAGTTCAGCCTGTGCCTGTTCAAGAGGCGGACCGCCCGCGGGAGCCGCACCATCACGGACGGCGCGGCGGGCCTGCTGGAGGTCTGCCGTACCAATCTGCGCGGGCTGGGCGTGGCCGTGCCGCCCGCTGCCGGGTTTACGGCCCCCTGCGAGGAGACGGTGGCCTGGACAGACTGCGCCAGCGCTGCCGTGCAGCTGATGCAGGCGGGCGGCTTTGGGGGCCGGGTGCGCTTTGACCCTGCCACCGCCGCCCAGACGCTGGAGCTGTTGCAGGGCAAAGACAGAAGCGTGCCGGGTACGGCGCTGTACAACGGTTATTTTTCCACCCGGATGCAGAACCTATCCGGCGCGGTGTACACGCAGGACGCGAGCGATTACGCCAACGTGGTGCTGTGCGGCGGCGAGGAGCCCGGCGAGAACGACAGCTTTACCCGGTATTTCTGCGAGCTGGGCGACATGACGGCCAGCGGCAATGCCCGGCGGGAGCTATGGGTAGACGGGAGCAGCGTGCGGCATAAATACACCGTGCAGAACGCCGACGGCACGACAAGCGACGCCGAATACAGCGAGGCGGAGTATCAGGCTGCCGTGCAGAACTACGCCCGCGCGGCGCTGAAGAACCACATGAGCACGCGGCAGCTGAAATGCACTGCAGCCAACACCAACCTGATCTACGGCACGGACTACGAGCTGGGCGATCTGGTGCCGGTGCGGGTGGAGGAGCTGGGACTGAACGCTGTGGCGCGGGTGGCGAGCATCCGCCTAATCTATGAGAGCACCGGCGGCAGCCTGCGGCCGGTGCTGGACCATTTCACATTTAAGGAGTGAGCCAAATGACAGAGCTTACCTGCTGGCCGCTGGACAATAAAGAGTATACCGCCGAGGCGCTGGGTGCGGCTTATGCTGCGCGCAGCCGCGGTATACTGCACGCGGCGGATTTTACCGCTACGGCCAACGGCGACAACACACTGACCGTCGGCCCCGGTGTGGGGTGCATCCACCCCGGTACATACTGGGCGGCGTTCCCTTACCTGCTGGCCAATACCCAGCTGACCTTTACGGACGCCGACGGCACAAACCCGCGTTGGGATGCCGTTGCCCTGACCTATGACAAGAACACCAACACGGCAGGGCTGGAGGTGCGCACGGGCACGGCCTCGGCCTCCCCTGCCCTGCCGGAGCTGCGCCGGGATGATGACTACGATGAAATCTTTCTGTACCGCGTGACGCGCCCGCGCGGCGCTACGAAGATCAGCGCAGACAACATTGTGGACCTGCGGCTGGACAGCACCTGCTGCGGGCTGATGCGCGATACGATGGACAGCGTGGACACCGGCGTGATGAATGCCGCCTTCACGGCGTTTTTGCAGCAGATCGAGGCGGAGCTTGCCCAGCTGCACGCGGGCACTGCCGTGATGACCAAAGGCGAATATGACCCGGCGGGTCTGAGCCTTGATGCGGCGGTGCAGCTGTACAGCTGCACGAAGTCCGGCAAAGTCTACGCCCTGAAGGGCACCGGCGCGGTGGGGCGGTTTAAGGTCCCGGCGGCATGGAGCGCTGGCGATACATGGACGGTAAACGGCAAGGCTGTACCGGCGTACTGCGGCGCGGATGCGGCGGACGGTGACAGCGTTGTTGCCGGGCGGTGGGTGCTGTTTACCTTTGACGGGAGCCGACTGGATTTTAACGGCGGCGGTGGATTAAGCGCGTCCAAGCTGGCACAGGCCACCGCCACCGAGGGCAATGTGCTGGCAGGGAATAGATTTTATTCGGGCAGCAAAACCATCAAAGAGGGCCGCATGCCGAACCGAGGCAGCTGGGGGGCAACGCTCTCCCCCGGCGGCGTGGCGACCATCCCCTCCGGATTCCACGATGGGAGCGGGCAAGTCACCGCTGTGAGTCTGAAAGCGGTGACAATCACCATGGCCACTTCATATGGTGACTGGGTATACACGTTGCCCAGTGGCACATTGGTCGGTGTTTCGAACATCGCTGCTTCTGGTAATAGTTCCGAAATAGCAAGTCTAACAATTTCGGGTAACACCGTGCGCGTTACATGGAGCGGCAACGGAGTGATCAACCGCCAGATCACATTGATTTACTACTAAGAGGAGAGGCAAGACCATGAGAGAGTCAATCGTAATCAACGCCGAGAAACTGTTGTACTGTTAAGGAGGTAGAGCATGGTACATACTTTGAGACTTGACAACTACTACCCCACCCCGCGGAAGCTGGTGCTGGGGACTAATTCCAGCTTTGGCACGGAGAGTATCAAGATTGAGCGCGGGGCCGGGTGGGACGGACTAAATCTCACCGCAACGTGGCACATCCCCGGGCGGGAAGAGCCGCTGCGCGTGGCCCTGCTGGATGGGGATGCTATGGACGTGCCGCCCGAGGTGACGAAGGAGGCCAAGGATGGCGTGCTTGTGCTGGCCGGGCTGGCCTCTGGCGTGCAGCGGGCGAGTTGTAACGTGGAGTATCTCATCCTTGAGCAAGCGGGCGTATACGGCGGCGCGGATGCAGAGCCGACGCCCGAGCTGGCGGCGCAGGTGCTGGAAGCGGTGCAGGATGCCCGGGACGCGGCAAAGGACGCCGATCAGCGCGCCACGAACGCGGAGGGCGTCGCCAACAGCGTGAGGGAGGACGCCGACAACGGGAAATTTATCGGCCCAGTCGGCCCGCAGGGGCCTGTTGGGCCGCAAGGCGCGCAGGGTATCCAGGGCGAGAAGGGCGACACCGGAGAGCGCGGCCCCCAAGGTGAGCAGGGCGTTCAGGGTGTACAAGGCGAGAAGGGCGATACTGGCGCGCAGGGGCCTGTTGGCGAAACTGGTCCGGTTGGCCCCAAGGGTGATACTGGCCCGCAGGGTGAGCGCGGTGAGCAGGGGCCGCAGGGAGAGGTTGGCCCGGAGGGGCCTGCCGGAAAGGACGGCGTACAGATTGATGATGCGGCGGTGAGCGAGGACGCGCCGTGGAGCAGCAAACACATTATTGACATGCTCTGCCCGCCGCTTGAAGAAAGCGGCAACCCTGTTGTGTGCTACCCCGTGGCGGGGTATCCGCTGGGCGTAAAGGCCAGCTGGGAGCCGGTGCAGGAGGGAAGCGGAACACCGTATCCGGCAGGTGGTGGGAAGCAGCTGCTGGATACAAACAAATGTGTGCCCACAGTTGAAAAACCATACGGCATGACTATCACCCTTGACGGAGATGTTTTCAAGGTAAGCGGCGTTCCGAATGAAGAAGTGACGACAACAGAACCCTACTCTTTTGCTGTTTGTACATGCAGCCAGGAAGAACTGCGGGGCAAGGGCTACAAGGTCACTGCCTGGGCAATCAAAGGCAAAGTGAATAACGCTTGGGGATTGCGCACAGAGAGCGAAAACGCACTGGCAATTGCAGCAGAGCTGACACCAGGTGTAAACAACGACATACAGTTGCGGCTGATGGTGTCTAAAGATACTCCCACGGCGTGGGAACCCTACGAAAACATACGTCCCATCAAGGGCAGGGACAGCGTGACGGTGGAGCGGTGCGGGGAGAACCTGCTGAATATAAAGCCATTTAAAAAAGACACATATAAAGGCATCACATATGAGTATGTTCCGGATGGTGGTATTCATATATCCGGCACAGCAACGGCTAATGTGGATAGTCCAACATTTCCGATTTGGCATCTTCCGCCCGGAAAATACTACGGACTGGAGACGGGTGAAGGACTTTCCGCTTCTATTGTGATTCAGAGAAATGGGAAAAACTTGTGGATAAACGCCAAAAAAGAATTTACGATTTTGGCTATGGACGTAACCAAGTATTGGTACATGATTGCGAGTACCGGCGTAACGGTTGACAAGACAGTATATCCGTATATCGTTCCCGGCACTACCCCGCCCACCGTCTACACCCCCTACACAGGCCAAACCAACACCCTGACCCTGCCTGAAACCGTGTATGGCGGTGAGGTGGACGCGGTGAGCGGTGAGGGGCAGAAAGTGTGGAAATCCGTAGTGCTGGACGGTACGGAAAAATGGTACACGTGGGGCGTTAATAAGAACAACACAAATGTCACAGGCTTTTATACCTATACTATTAACGATTATTCCATTGATAGCAATGATAAAAAGAAACTTCTGTGCAGCACCATACAGAATACAACAGCAGATATATATGGTGGAAAGAACGTGGGAATTGGCCTTGCCGATTCTGGGAGTTCTCGATATTTAATTTATTGCGTAAAGACAGATACGTTGTCTGACGCGACAGATGACAAAAAAGCCATAGCATCGTTTAAGACTTTTCTTGCAGACTTGTACGCTGCGGGGACGCCTGTTCAAGTAGCTTATATTTTGAACGAGCCTGTGCCCTTCACCACGACAGGCGCACAGCCCATCTCCGCGCTTGCAGGTGCGAACACCGTGCTGTCCGATGCCGACAGCGCGACTGTGACGGGACGAGCAGACCCCATTAAGCGGATTACCGATTTGGAAGATGCAGTAGCATCGCAAACCTGAAAGGAGTAATAAAATGGCTATCAAGAGTAAAGCACGGCACGATTTGACGCTGCGCAGTATCAAGCGGGAAATCGGCGCGGGGCGGGACGTTGCGTTCTGGCTGGACAAGGCGTACACGCACTACGACAACGGCCTGCTGGATGAGGCGGACATTGCCGAGGTGGAGACGCTGGCGCAGGCGTATTATGATGCGCTGGACGCTGAAACGGTGCAGGACGGCAACGCAACGAATGAGCAGATTCAAAATCCGCTGTACGAGGAGAAGTTAAAATGAGACTTTCAAACGGAGAAGTCCTACTGCACTGGCCGCTGGACACTCATGTGCTGACGCAAGGGTGGTATTACAATGACGGCAGTTTGCACCAGGCCGTTGACCTGCGCACCCAGATTGACAACATGTATATCCGCCCGGTCTATGCCGCCGAGGACGGCACCGTGGATCAGGTTCAGGACTGGGACGGCCATACCCGGACGGGTATGCAGAGTTATGGAAACATGGTGCGTATCAGACACGCCGACTACAAAAGCAAGACCTTGCAGACACGATACGCCCACCTGTCCAGCTATTGCGTCAAGTACGGCCAGAGGGTCAAAGAGGGTGAGATCATCGGCTACAGCGGCGTGACCGGCAATGTGTTTGGGGCGCATTTGCACTTTGAAGTGATCCTGAACGGCAAGCGCACCAACCCGCTGGTGTGGCTGGACAACGACTTCACCACGGCAAGCGGGCAGGTGTTTACATACCGCCCCGGAGAGCACGCTGTGGAAAAACCCGCAGACGCTGCACCGCCCAGCGGCGAAGAAGTTCTGATTGATGTGTCCCACCATCAGGGCGCTATCGACTGGGCAAAGGTTCCCTACCGTGCCATTGTTCGCATCGGGTATCGCGGCTACGGCAGCGGAAAACTAATGAAGGACGAGCAGTACGATGCCAACCTTGCAGGGGCGAAAGCAAACGGAAAGCTGTTTGGATTTTACTTCTTCTCGCAGGCCATCACGGTGGATGAGGCCCGGGAGGAGGCAGACTTCTGCGCAAGCCTTGCGCCGACAGGCTATCCCTTGTTCTTCGACAGCGAATGGGGACACACAACCAAGACCGGCGTCCACGATGGCCGTGCGGACAACCTGACCAAGGCGCAGCGCACGGCCTGCGCCCGAGCGTTCTGTGTACGTGCGGCGGCGCTGGGCTACCAGCCGGGCGTCTACACGTTTACGTCGTTTGCCACGGCAAACATCGACTACGAGGGCCTGTGCAAGGACTACATTGGCTGGCTGGCCGACACGCGCACAAACTACGACAAAACGCTGCCGCGCCACATCCACCAATACAGCCAGACCGCAAAGGGCGGCGTGGCAGGTATCACTGGCGCGGTTGATTTGAACCATCTGGTCAAGGCCCTGCCCGCAGCGGACAAGCCTGCAAACAAGCTGCAGGTCATCACGGTAGGGCCGGTATCGCAGGGGGACGCAGACGCCGTCTTTGCCGTGTGCCAGAGCCGCGGCCTGACCGATGCCGGGCTGTACAAATCTGAATGGGCGGAGGTGTGATGCCGATGCAGCATGTATTTTCGTTTACACTTGCGGAGGCCTGGGCGTTTTTAATTTACGCGGCGGGTGCTGCTGCCGGGCTGTATGCCGGGGGCGTTGCCATCAGCAAAGTAATCACCGCAGTAAAAAAGCCGAAGACCGACCAGGACAAACGCATCACACAGCTTGAAACGCGGGTGAATGCCATGGAGGGATTCTTGAGAAACGACAAACAGCGGCTTGACCGCATGGACGAGGGGCAGCATGTGACCATGCAGGCGTTGCTGGCCCTGCTTGACCACAATCTGGATGGAAACAACATTGACCAGATGCAGAAAGCAAAGGAAGCCTTGCAGAAGCATCTGATCGGCTGAAAGAGGGTGCATATTTATGGGCGATTTTTTGAAAAATCTGGCAGCGCTTATCAAGGTAAAAACCATTGTAACGCTTGTGGTGGTTGCGGTTTTCGCAATTCTTGCGCTGCGGGGCGGCCTGCAGCCGGACACAGTGATGACGATCGTCACCATGGTGGTGGCGTTCTACTTCGGCACGCAGACCGAAGGTAAAAACAACGGCAAATAA